CCAAAATAGGCCTGCCGGGGAAGATGAGCGTGTTAACTAACTCTCTAAACCCCCACGGTTTGTCAAACCAACGTCCTGCCCCCCGTAAAACCAGCGATGGTTCTGGGGCACAAAACCCAGCTTGCTGCGCCCGCGCAGCAAGATTGGCTCGAGCGTCCATTCGGAATGGATGTAAGGTGATTCGGCGTCGCTTCAATCTAACGATTGGTGACTTCCCGGACCCTACGATTTCCGATCTTGGCAGATGGCACGCTCATCTCCTCCTCCCTGGAAAGCGGACAAGTACGCTTTCCTTCCCTCCCTCCACGAAGAGGCTCCGCCCGGGGGCGCTGGCCAAGCAGCGTCTCTCGCGATCGGATCGTTGGTCTTTTGCCAATTCGGTCGCTTCTCTGAAGCGATCGTTGCCTGATCCGTGTCGTCGCCATTGTCCTAGTTCATGGGACAAATGGTTCGAGACGGCGACCTCTTCTTCCTCCACCCCATCCTCTCCGCTTTACCTGAATTTTGTAAGAACCCAGGTAAAGAAACTCTTCCCGTTTGGTTGGGATCGAGGCTACTCGGACGTAGTCGATCGATTTATCCCACGGGCTTCGCGGCGCTTCGATCGCGCCACGTTAGGGTCCCATCGCGCTGATCAGCGCAGGACCTGGGAAGAGTTCCGTCGGGAGTGTCACTATCCGAGTGACACTTCTCCACTTTCTGGTCGGTATTGTGAAGTACCGACCCCCGGCAAGGCTCGACCACTCATGTTTGACGACAGAGTGGACCTGCTGGGCCCTATGCATCACGCAATTTGGCGTGTGCTAAAGAGAAAGGAATGGCTCCTGGTGGGGCCACCGACGGCGAAGAGGATCACTGAGCTCATGCGAGATCTCGATACGGCCACGTCCGTAGATCTCGTCTCCGCTACCGACCATCTCCCGATGGACGTTACGGAGGCTATCCTGGGCGCGATATTGTCGAAATCGCGCTTCTCGGGATCACTGCGAATGCTCGCAGTTAATTCCCTGAGACCCTACATCTTCCGCAAGGAAGCATTGGTAGGGCAGGTAGCATCGGGTCAGTGCATGGGGGCCTACCTCTCTTTCCCCCTACTGTGCCTGCACAGCCATCTCGCCGCTTCGTGGGCGGCGAGAGAGAGCAATTGTGGGCGCTCTAGGACCCTTGTAAATGGGGACGATTGTATAATCGCCTCCAGCGACCCCGTCAGTCTGGATTCCTATCCTGCAGGATACCAGATCAATTACGGGAAGACGATGGTCGCCAGGAACAAAGTCGAGATCAACTCGACAGCGTTCCTACGCAAGGGGTGGAGGTGGGCGGAAGTCCGGCATTTGCGCCGGGGTGGTGGGCTTACCGATTTTGAGGGCCTGCAGCACCAGTCTGCGGCCGCTCGCGTGGCGCCTGAGTGGACAAGCTCACTCATTAAGGCGAAAATCGGTAGGCAGTGGGGAATCCGCCCGTCTCTGCTAGGCCTTCATCGGCACAGCTACGTGGCATTTCACCGGGAAATGACACTGTTGAGACGGGTTCACGACACTCCTTTGCCCCCATGCCGCAAAATTGAACAGGCATGGGGAGAGCTGACGAGAGATGAGATGGGTGACGATGAGCAGTTGGCCGTATGTAGATACGCCTTCATACTCGGACGCCCCATCCAGGAAGGACGCGACCCCGAGGAGTCGAAGCGACTGAATGCTTTGACTCAGCCAGGTCCTATCCGTGCGCGGCAACGCGCCATCTCAACCAGATTGTCAAGGTGGTCGGGCAGATATCTGTCCTACCGCGTCTGGCGTCGGGAGTGTGGTGTCGGAAGGAGGGAGGAGAGGCCCACCATACGGGTCCCTGAGTGCTGGTACGTTCCCAGCTCTCATACTCGTCATGTGAAGGAGACGCAAGTCTCCTTCGACCGATGGTGGGCTCGAGTCTCCAGTGGGTGATGCGGGGAGTGGTTGGCTGCATGAAGTGAATGGGCATGCGCCGGGGAAAAGGGCACCGCGCTGGTGATGTGGGCTACGAGGAAGCGTAGTAGCTTACACTGGTTGGTTCATTGAACATTGAACACGAACCAGTCCGAAAGGATTGTCATCAGCAGGAGATACGTCAGAAATGACCTCTATCTGTGTTGCGGAGTATGCCTGGACCGGAGGCCCCCAGGAACGGGATTGTCGCGGGGGGGAGCGGGATGTATCCGAATTGGACCACCCGCCCCTCAGGGCAGCCATTTGATAGAGGGTATTTCCGGTGACGGAGATATCCTGGCACGTGAAAGGAACTTCGCAGGTTAGGTAATCTGCGGGGGGTGTGAGGAGATGGTGTACTCCAGTTTCGGCTAGAGTCGTCCTGCGTACTCATACTCTGATTAGCG